CAAGTCTTCAATAACTTCCCTTCTATTGGCCGCGGTAAGTTGCATAAACGGTACGAAAGTAGACGCACCCAGCACGACAATTTGTGTAAAGGATTTGTAGTTGAGTTTTAGAATAGTCTCTTCAAGTTGCTTCTGATAATCTCTAGCAGAACCTGGCTGGTTCAGAAGATTACCATTCTGATAGATTTCAAACTTAGCAGGCTTCATACCACGAATGATACGATAGTCTTGCTTACCAATACTGAAGTCTATCTCAACCATCAGATCACGTTGATTGATAGTGTTAAGAAGTTGTGGTTTGGAGATTTTACGGAATGGTTTGTTGAATAAAACAAAACACAATGCATCAAGAATGGTGGACTTACCAGCACCATTCTCGCCTACAATAATTGTGTTTGGTGAACGATTGAGTTGTATTTCAGTGTTCACGTTTCCCGTGGATAGAAAGTTCTTCCACTTAATCGTCTTGAAATAAATCATACTGTGGTTCGCCGGTCCTTACATCATGTCTTTCAATTGTCTCATGGTAGTGGCCACAATGTGGACAGTACATTGCTTTAGGCATATAGTTCTCATGACTTGCGATACTCCACCATCCTATACATTTGCTACAGGAAAAGTGATGTAAATATTCAATTGTTGACTTTATCATACTTCCATATACAATGCTTCATTATATAGAGTCCGCATCAGATTGTCAAGTCTTTTCTTAGGTACATTTGTTTCCATATTGTCAATGTATTTAGAAAGTATCGTGACAGTATCTTCTGCTTCATTCACTATGTCTTCATCATCCTCTAGATTCAGATTTAAATGATCATCAACGATTTGGATATTGACAGGATTAGCTTGGTAGAGTTTGTCCATGAACTGATCAAACCAGTATGGATTCTCTTTAGTCTGTGTGACAACCTTAACATATGATCCTTCAAAACCAGAGAAGTCTTTTTCAAGAATCTCTGATGCTTCCTTACCAGCATCATCATAGAAGACTTTGTTGAACATACGGTACGGATTGCGAACAAACTCAAGTTCCCTCGTATCAGTATCAAAGATGTGGAACCCTTTAGGGTCTTGATAGTCACTCCAAGTCAGTTCGTATGGACAGCCAAGATAATGAATGTTGTCTGTTACAGACTTTGTGTGGAAGTGACCAGATGCTACGAGATCAAACTTACTGAAGTCAGATATCTCCATACCGTGTTCATTAGTCATACCGCGCATCATCAGACAACCAGCAATCTCTAGATGGCCAAAGAGAACCTGTGCTGGTGTATCCTTCATATGCTGAATCGATTGTGCATAGTTAGCATTATTGATCCAAGGCATGAATGCAATATCACACCCATCAAAGTTTACTGTAGTTGGTTCCCAATAGGAGTTGACTTCATGCTTATCGAACAGTTCACGCATTGAGTTGATGTCATTAGTGTTCTTGTAGGGAACATCATGATTACCAATGATAACATGCAGATTGATATTGTTATCTACGATACGATTTAGGAAAGTATCTTTGAGATGGCGGAGAGTAACAAAGTTGATATACTTGCGCCGATCCACGATATCTCCCAAATGGATGATTGTTTCAATCCCGTTTTCTTCCAGATAGGGAAAGAAAACACGATCATAAAACTTAGCCATGTAGTCAAGAAAATGATGAGCATCGTTTCTTACTCCCCAATGCGTATCAGTTACCAGTGCAATTTTCATTCTGTATCCTCTGCAATAAACTTATCAAGACTTGTAATACTCTTCTTACGTTTACGTCTCTTGTTCTCTTCAAAGTCAGTGATAAAGTTGCTCATGTATTCTTGCGACCACTCACTGTGTTTGACACCATCGTCATAATGATTCATAATGTCATTCTCTTGGACATCAGAGGTTTCACCAAAGATGTTTGCATTCTCTGTCGCTTTGTACTTGGTATAAAGATATCTCTTTTCCTTTTGAATACGACGGAGAAAAGCATAATAGATGATCTGTGTAAAGTATGCGAATGGATTTTTAGATTTTTCTGGATTGAAGTTATCAATGTATTGCAGACAGTTTTCAATACCATCTGAAATCATTTCTTCTCTGAATGTGTAGTTAACAAAGTTTGGTTTGTATGAGAGGTGTGTAGCGATCTTCATGATACAGTCACCAATATAGAACGGAACTCTAGGCCGTGGCTTTCCATTTTCTGCTGCATCGATTACAGATTCTCTAAACTTCACCATCTCTACTAGAAACTTTTTGTTATCCACATAGTTGTGCTTTTGTCTCTTTTTTGTCATAATATACCTTTAATGAAATACTGTATTACCTGTGAGTCCTGATAATAGCGTTGAACGGTTTTTCTTAATCTGTCTATTCACAATGTCTTCTTTTGGTTCTGCAAGGCCCTTTGCATTTCTCAAAGCCTTCTCATAAAATGTACTCATATCATCAGTTATATCACTTAACATTATAACATGATTTTGCTTAATGTCAACTACTATTTCTTCATCACTTAGAGGTATCCAGTAGGTGGTCATCATTGTAGGAACCCCACCATGACTTACCATTTCCATCTTGAGTGGATCAGAGATAGTTAGATGATTATCAGTTTCACTTACGAGTGAACAGATTATCGTCTCGCCGTTCAGAAGTTTGATTAGACATTGATTCATCGTTGATCCTTATGTTGTAAATCTTGTATTCAAATTCTTCTTCGTTGTACATTTTTATGCGAACAGCGAAATGTTTCAGTGTATAATTGTTCCACGATTTATATGATAGATCATCTGCTATGTCATAGAGAGTAGCAGTTTCTTTGCTATCCCCTTTTCGCAATCCTCTACCTATTGACTGTAGGTTCCTGATGCGAGATTTAGAAGGAGAAGCAAAAATAATATTGTGCAAGTTCCTAATATTGATTCCCGTAGAGAAAGTTCCATAAGAAGCGACAATAATCGCATCCGACTCCTTCTCAGTAATTTGCCGTACGATTTCTCTTTCATCTGCACTTACCTTTCCATGAACAAAGAAAACTTTCCTATCTTCTACACTACTATTTATGATGTCGTAAAGAACTTGTCCATGCTTTTCTACCATTTGATAAAGTAACAGTGTATTACCTTTTCGGCTCAATGTCAAGTTTTTTATGAATTCATTTCTAACTTTATTGGATATGAGAAAGTCAATTTCAGATCGATATTCCGCTTTGGCCATAGCTTTGCGTGTAGATTCGGGATACTTTAGAACCAGTCCCTTGATCCTCAGTTCAGCCACAGTCTTGCTGTCCATCAACTGCTTTGTCGTTACCACTTGCATCACAGGACCAAACAATCCCTCTAGGACTAGTCTGTGTGTCTGCGTACCATCTAGTGTACCAGTGAAACCGAATCTGTACTTACAGTCCTCTAGCTTTGTCATAATGCTAGTAAGAGACTGTGCTTTGAATAGGTGTGCTTCGTCACCGATTACCACATCAAATTGTGAGAACCACTTCTTCGGTTGCTTGTATATAGATTGCCATGTGGAAATAAAAATGTCTGCATCTGCATTTTTGTCTTGACCTGCGGTGATCAAGTGTGTAGAATAACTATGTTGATTAACAGAATAATCTTTGAAATCACCATCCATTTGTGTTACCAATGATGTAGTAGGTACAATGATTAGTTTCCTACCCTTAAGATAATCACAAAGCATGTAGATGATTAAGGATTTACCACTCGCCGTAGGCGAGAGTATCATCGCACGATTGGTGCGTATTGCGTGTGCAAAGGCGCCTACCTGATAGTCTCTAGGTTTAATCGTGTAAGAGGAGAACCTCTGCTCTGCTTCTGTGATAGAGAGATCATTCAAAGCATAGCTATCATTTACATCTTCTAATATATAGTCACGCTCTTCACAGAACCTTTGAAGGTGTTGGTGCAGGCCTGCATAGATTTGTCTGGTGTTCACATTGAACAAACGAATCTTACCGTCCCAATACTTGTTACGATAAGAGGGCATGAACTTTGCGCCCGGTACTTCAAAAGTGAAGTAGTCGCTTATTTCTTGTGCCGTGCCATTATCGCATCCCAATTTAACGTAGACTTCGTTGACTTTGGTGATGGTGATGGTTTCTCTGTGGTTTTCTCTTCCGTCCATAAATAACTATACTCTACTTTAAACTTTGCTATTCTGAATTTTAGCAAGCTACACCTATCTTCAAGTGAAAGAGTTCTATCATCCAGTGATAAATCTGTTCCATTCCAGTGCATTTTTGATCTGATATCCTCTATTGTTTATCTGTCTAATGACAGAATCAAGATAATCAACCTTTTCTTGCTGCAATGCTACTTTTAGACTTACCTCTGTAAGTAGATCATCACTATCAATGTAAAGATCGACTTCGTTCTTTAGAAGTTTCTTATAGAATTGATCTCGGCCAAGTTCATCTAATTCATCTCTGTCTAGTTCGCCGAGGTAATACTCCATCAACACCCTACGCTTCTTCTTCAGTTCCGCTTTCATTTGAAAAAGACGAATGCGTTCAGCTAGAAATATCTTTAAGTATTTATTGTGTAGTACAGGTATTTTTACAGCTTCTGCACCAAGTTCTGTTTCGTCTACTTTATGATCTTTATCCCATGACGACATAATATCTTCAATTTTCATTAAACGACTTCCATATCTTGTGTAGCACATAAAACCATACAGAGTTGATGGCCGGTTCAACAACTGCAACCGCACCAGCTTCCCATATACTTGCTCCTGTCATTACGCTTACGACAGTCATAGCAATAATGATATGTCCGATAAAAAAGACGACAGCAAGTCCAAGACTGCTTGAACCTATAAGGTTCCTAAACGCATTTAGGATTCCTACAGTGAATTCATTTTTTAGCATTTTTCTTTTGCTCCATCATAATACTCCACACCTTAAATAAGTACTCGCAGTACTTCGGGTAGTTTGAATGCTTTTGCATTTGTTCTTTCATATACTCATAGTTCATTGTATAATTATATCACATCAAGCTATTGTTGTCAACTCATATTTTCTATACGCAAAAGATACTTGGCCCTGTAGATATTCTATATCAGATGATGTTGTATTGAATTCTAATGCACCAAGATTAATTGGATATGCATCAATGAATTTGATATCTATATTGGGCTTGTATTGTGCTGTGGTGATAATGAGACTAGCATCAGAGTATTGTCTATCTGTACTATTCTTATTTGCTTGTAGTGTTCTTTGGATGTTTGCTCTCTGTTGAAAGTTATCTGGATAACCTAGTGCAGTCATCCAATCGTAAATTTCACGAAAGTTCTTCATATCTTCGTCTACTTGAAATGTCAAGTCTAATTGACCAAATGTCAACTTATCGCCGGGGATGGGTAGACGAATAAATGTATTGTCTGATTCCAACTGTCCCATAGAAAGATCAGGGATATTGGCCGCAGTGCAAAAGTAATTTACATGCGGTATCTTCTGAATCTGAAATCTAAAACCTGTTGGTGATAGATAACTCATATTGTCTGGTTGCGTTGGTTGTAGAGCCATTCCATTATCTCCTTGCTCATATATTTATAAGCAAAAAAAAGAGGGGGTAAAAACCCCCTCTAGATTTTGGTTGGTTGACCCAACTCTTTTTACATAAGGTTAGTAACCTTAACAAGACGGTAGTACTTGTTACCATCACCCGAACCGAGGCGGGCAGCAATGCCGTTACCGTCGTTGGTTGCGAATGGGTTAGCAACGATACCGTAGCGAGTCTTGAACCCGATTTTCGGCTGGAAGGTGTTCTCACCAACTGCACGAACCATCTGAAGTGGAACGTATGGGCAGTAGAAGAGACCGGCGTCAAATGCGCTGGAGCCTTTGTAGCCAAGTGTGTAGTAGTTGTTCGATGCATCTGAGAAGTATGGATCGATGTATACACGGATACGTCCGTTAAGCACACCAGCGAATGTGTTACCGCTGTCGTCAACCTGTAGGTTGTTGCTAAGTGCAGGAGCGTAATCTAGTACACCGGCCATCTGCATTGCGGAAGCAACGTCAGAAGAACAGATCATCACGTTACCCTTACCACGACGAGTAGCTTTAGCTAGTTCGTTAGCGTCACGCTCGATTTGGAACATTAGACCCTTGAACTTCTCAACTGACCAACGGCCGTTTGAGTCTGTGTCAAGATCGAAAGTACCAGAAGTTGTGGTATTTACTGTTGCGCCAGGCACAGCAGAGTAGTTGATGGTACGAACAACTTCGCGGTTGATCTCAGCAAGGATTTCAGCCGAAAGGATGTTCGATAGTTCTGTCTCAGCATCGAGGCCATGGATTGCTTTAAGGTCTTGAGCAAGTTCCATTGTGTACTCAGCTTTTAGCGCACGGCTAACAGCAGTAACGGCAACCTTCTCAATTGAGAAAGCCATTTCGTTAAACTTGTTAGTCGCTGAATCGCCAAGTGCTTCAGACAACGATGTTGACATACCAGTATGTACTGTGTAGCCAGAACCAGATGCACGGTCAGCTGGATCAGTACCAGCTTGTGTTGTGCCTAGTGCGCCGTTAGCAACACCGAACTGGTGTGCTGTGTTACCAGAAGCAAGCGACGAGAACGACGTATTAGCTTCATCGAACATTGCTTCTGCGCCAGTCTGGCTTGTGAAGCGTGAACGCATTGCAAAGATAAGACCAGTTGGGCCAGTCATTGGCTGGACGCCAGCAATATCATATGCAATTAGGTTAGGCATGGAACGACGTACTAGTGAGATAAGTACAGGATCGTAGATATCGACACTACCGGCGCTTGCTGTGGAAGAAGACGCGCCCATTGCGTTAGCAGGAGCAGCTTCCCCAAGAAGTGACGGAGCCTGATAACCACCAGTTCCCTGTGCCTGCTCACGAGCAGACTTTTCTTGGTTTTCTAGAAGTGTTGCAGTAACGGCTCTCTTGTGTGCGTCCTTGATTGGCTCAAGGTCGGTATGCTCAAGAACTGGCTGCCACTTCTTTTGAAGTTCATCAGATTGATACATTTTAGTTTCTCCTTTAGTAAACTATCAGCCTTATTACAATATTTATAAATTATTACTTTTTGATGCTTCTTGAAATGGCTTGTGTGTAAGCAGCCATTGAGCCTGTCACTTGTGTACCCTCTTCTTCAATTTCAAGAGGTTCTTCATCAGTTGCATCACTCTCAATAACTTCTTCCTTGGGGAAGTAGTTTTCTTTGATTGTCTCTAGCTTTTCAGCATAAGTGTCTTCGTCAAAGTCAACACCTTCTGCTAGGGACTTCATCTTCTCAACTTGTGAATCAGTTAGACCTTCACATACGTCTGTAAGTGCTTTGTCCTTCTTCATTTCAACAAGTTCTTTTTTGACTTCGATGTTACGCTCAACTTCTTCGTTGACAGATGCTTCAAGTTCTTCAACTTTACCAGCAAGTTCGTCTACGAGATCGACTTTCTCTTCTGGAATGTCGATGTAGTTTTCAGCGAATAGATTGCGTAGACCATGCATGAAGTTCTCAACGATCTCACCACGAATACCTTTTTCGACAGCAAGTTCATTTTCCTTCATCCACTCTTCAGCGACATACTCAAGGTAGTCGTCTAGCTTAGTGGTTAGGTCTTCTACCATTGTTTCTTTTTCAGCTTCAAGATCAGAAGCGAGATCAACATCAGCAGTTTCTAGAACTTCATTGATCTTAGAAAGAACAGCAGCTTCAAAGATGGTTGTGGCCTTATCCTTGAATTCTTCAGAAAGTTCTTCGTCACCGAATAGAGCCTGCACGTCAGATGATACATCGATATCTTCTTTATTGAGTCTCTTGCTCTCTCTAGCAACAACTTTCTTTGCTGGTGTTTCTTCTTTTTCTTCACTATGATCCTTACTGCAAGCTGACATGATGTCACCATAGGATGCTTCTAGATCGGCCTTCTTCATGCCTTTCATTTGATCAACCATAGAGTTGATCATACCAATTTTTGTTTTAGGCATCGGGGCGTCCATTGCGGCTGCTTCAGTAACTTCTTCGGTAGCTTCTGTATTGGCTTCCTCAATAGTTTCTTCTTCAGTAGCAACGTCCTCGACAACTTCTTGTGCTTCAAGGATTGTGTCATCCTCTTGCATCTCTAGTTCTTTATCGGACATTTGAGTCTCCTTTATCAGATAATTACTCATTTACACTATATTTATAAAATTACAATCTTGAGAGGAAATTTTCAAAAACTTTGAGTTTTATACCCTCTAAGTCAGACTTGGAAGCCTTTTTGATTTCTGTCTCGTAATCAGCTATAGTCGCTTCTCTGATTATCCCATTCTCCCAAACCCACTCTTTGCTTTCCATGATACCATTCACGAATGCATCGGGTGCAGAAGGATCAGCAACAATATCAGCAGCAGTTGCAAGATAGAAGTCTTTTTGCACTTCTTGTGCGCCAGCCTTTCCACTCTTCAAGCTACCCATACCACGACTTGATACTCCAAGCTGTGCGCCCTCGTCCATCAAGGACTTAACAATTGCTCCATATGGTGTTTCGCACATAATCTTTGCTCTACCCATGAAGTTAGGACCATCTTGCTTTAGGTCTGTGATCATGTGAGAGACTCTCTCAAGGTTAATAGTTGGACCTTGTGGATGTCCTAGTTCACCATATGCTCTTTTCTTTTCAACGTATTCTCTGTTGTAACGAGCAACTTCTTTTGATAGAACCTCTTTAGGATACATACGTCCGTTGCGGTTCTTAATATCACCTTGCATGAATACGCCTTCGATGAAGTAGGACTTCTTACCGTCTTCATCTTTTGCTTCAGTGATATAATTAATTTCTTCGTTAACTTCGCAAATAAGTTTCATGCTCATGATGATACCTCCGCTACTTTAGTACCGAATACACCAGCGGCTGCGGTAATAGTATCTTGTGGCCGTTTGCGAACAGTCACTACTTCATTTGCATTCATTCTGATAGATACTTGACTGCCTGGATAATTACCATGCTGTCCAGATTCAGAAGGAGCAGCAGTATTAGCGATCACGACAGTTCTAGCAGAACCATTGTTGGTAATGCGAACAGCAGTAGCATTGTATACGTTATTTGCACTTGAAGTGAAAGCAACGGTATTTGCAAGAACTTTGATAGCCATTATTTACCTCCTAGAGCCACGTCCATCATTTTCATGAAAGATGCTTGATCTTTTTCGATAGCGTCAGCAAACTTTGCTTTTGTAGAAGCATTTTTGATACGCTTATCAAATGCGTTTACGATAGCAGAAGCAGTTGTCAGATCAATACGCATGGATTTACCATTCTTGAACTTGACTTTTTGCATTTGCTTATCTTTGACGATCTTTCTGAGAGTGTCCATTACACCTTCTTCAAGTTCATCTTCGTCCTCATCTTCGTCTTCGTCTTCGTCGTCATCTTCGTCATCATCCTCAGGCTCTTCGTCTTCTTTCACAGCTTCTTTGACGACTTTTACTTTTTTGTCACCATCTGTTTTATCAGCACTGCGCTTTGAATCACCGCCGCCCTGAGGCTCTTGCACATCTGTACCAGCAGCAACTACTTCTTTTTCACCATCACCAGAACCTTTGGGGGATGTAGGTTGTGTTGAACCATTGTGTACAGAAGGATCAGCATGTGGATCAGGTTCTGTCTCAGTTGTATGTGCGCCAGCAAAATCCTGTTCACCTTTGGAACGAGGCTTTAGTGCTTTCGACTCGTCATCATCTTTTTTAGCAGGCGTCAAATCTGCTGCGCTTGCTTCAAGGAATGTTTTAAACTTCTGAATCTTGGACATCGGTTTCCCCTTGGTCTGTATCTTGAGCAGACATAAACTGTGATGCTACTTCCACTCTTTTTATTTCGATAGCGTCTGCTACCTTATCAGCCATAATACCATTAATAGCGTCTTTAAACTTTGCTGTGTTTCCATCGAAAGCAAACTCAACAGCATCTCTTGATGTATAGTCTGACATTATTTTCTCCTGTTATCTATTTATAAAATAAAGCAACTGAATTTTACATAAATTCGTCTGCATCACCTTCTTCTTCACCACCACCTTCATCTTCAATCTCCTGACTGATAGTTTCAATCTCATCTTCAGACTGTCGTAGAACATTCTTTTGAATCCAAAGAGTAGAGAAGTACTTACCAGTGTACTGATCAACATCAGCGAGAAGACGCAATCTGTTCTCAAGAATTTCACTGTCTTTTAGTTCAGCAAAATGATTGTCTTCCATAAAGTCATAGCGAATCTTATCCTGCATCTCCTTCCACTCAGCGGCTGTGATTACACCCTTAAGTAGAAGTTGTCTTTCAAGTAGAGTATGAAAGATTTCTGAGAAACGGGTACGCAAGCGATTCACGAAACGAGAGAACTTCAATTCGTCTCTTGTAATCTCTGATGCACGACCGAGATTGAAAGCACCATCTGCTTGAAGTCTAGTAGTAGGGACATTCAGTGCTTCGTATAGTTTGCTCTTAAAATAGTTGACATCATCCATCTCACCAAGGTTCTGGCCGCCTGGAAGTGTGGTAATCTCTGTACCCCTACCACCTTCTCTACGAGGGAGCCAGTAGTCTTCAAGCATTGTAAGAAACTTACGATCATCTCTTACTTCACCAGTATTTGCATCATACACAAGTTTGTTCTTGTGCTTGACCATCATGTCGCGCAGATACTGTTCTGCTTTTGCTTTAGGTAAGTTACCAACGTCGATATAGAAAATTCTACGCTCTGGCGCCCGGGCCAAGCGATAGATAACTGTTGCATCTTCTAGCATACGCAACTGGTTCAATGGTTTCATTGCTTTATGAAGATACGATAGAACTGTGTAATTTTTCTGATCCAAAAGTCCACTGTGACAGTATGCAATAGAATCTGGTGAAATCTTAAGGCCTTCACCCTCAGAGGTAATACCCTTCGATTGATACACAAAGAACTCATCGTATTTCTTAACTAGAGTTTCTTCATTCAATTTACGACCAGTATCACGCTTTTCTTTACGAACTTTTTTGATCTTGCGTGGATCGACATGTCTTAGTTCTTTGATACCCTGTCTAGGATTCTTCACGTCGATTACAATGTGATAGTAAAGTCTACCGTCCACATACCAGTTACGGAAGATATCATACCCTCTGTAGTTGAACTTCATCAACTTGAGAACATGTTCAAATTCTTCACGAACCTTTTTCTTGATTGACTCTGGTTGATCAATGTCATCAAGTACAATTTCTAGTGGGGATTGAGTGTTGTCACTTACGATAGCTTCATTAACAATATCGTCAACCGCTTTCTCAGCTTCTGGCTGTTGAGCCATCTCACGATATTTTGTAATGAGTTGCGCTTCGTTCTTTACTGTATTTTCTAAGTCTACGGTCGTGCCAAATGCACCACCTTCAGCAACTGTGATGCTTCCATCATCCTGTGCTGGTGGTACAAATGATGGTAAATTTTCGACTTTCTTATCGTCATCATCTTTACCAATCTTAAAACCGAATAGATTTACTGCCATGTTATATCCTCAATGAAAAATGGGGGATGTCCTTATAGTATTTATAGACACCCCCACCATAACTAAAAACGGATTTTAGATGCCGCCGGCGTTGCCGGTAACGCCACCAGAAACTTCCCAATAGTCATACTGGAAAGTGACAGTATATTCTTGGATACCTTCAGTTTCCCATGCGAGATCGATAGTACTGACTTCTGTTGGGAATACACCAACAAAATTGTACTCTCTAAGCACTTCGCCTGTCTGTGAATACTGAATGACTTGAGCGTTTGCTTTATACAAAGCAGGCGCAGAACCACCAGTTGTTCTTAGGTTTCCTTGGAAAGAGTTAATACCATTAGACCACTGTTCCATCGCATTGCGAATTGCAAAGTCTTCGTCGTTGATAATGGTAGGTGCCCACTCTGCAAAAGTTCTGTTTCCAGCAATCTTTACGGTGCGGCCGAAGTAAGGAACTTCGACTACACCCAAAGTAGCTGCTGGAATTTGAGCGGCTTTGCAGAGAAAAGGTACTTGCACATCAGCAACACCACTAATCGGGTTTGTGATTTGCACTTGAAACAATGAATTTCTAGCACCACCACTTGTTAGGGCGCCTGAAAATTCGTTTACATTAAAAGCCATTGTCTTTTCTCCTGTTTACCTTTATTTATGTTGCTCTACCAACGATTTCTGAAAATTCAACGCCGGTTCTTACAGCAACAAAGTTCAACTGGATAAAGTTGATTGAACGCGCTGGTTTGACATAAATGTCACCAACGAATTCGTTATTATCAATAACTTGGCCAGTATTGTTTGTTCCGTCACAGACGACTTGGAAGTCCGTGATACCACGACGACCTTGTACATCTCTTAGGAATGGTTCAACTAGGTTCTTAAACTGTGAGCGTGTGAACTCATCGTTGAACTCAAAGAGTGTAAACTTGGAAGCTGTGCTAATTGCTTTCTCAAGAACAATGAACAATCTACGAACATTGATCCGATCAAAAGCACTTGGTTGATCAAGCATTGTCTTATCACCAAACAATACAGTACCTTGGCCTGGGAATGTTACAACAGGATTGACACCCTTCTTGTAAAGTTCATCCCGATCAGCCTTGCTAGGATTGTAAGCAAGTTTGATAACATTCTTGACATTACCACGATTGAAACCAGCAGGCGAGAACCAAGGATCACGGGTCAGATCAGTCTGAACCATTAGACCTGCGGTATCACCATTTAGTGGTACATAGCGGTATACATCATTGTACTTATCGTACTGATACTTCCAGCCTGTATCCATGACTGCGTAAGAAGATGACGGTAGAGTATCTCTAAATGAGATAATGTCATCCTTCTCTTTACCAGCATAGGAATCGTTGTTAACAACATCTGTTCTTTCTGGTGAAATGACTGCTACGCAATCTTTTCTATGTTCAGCGATGTTGTTGATCAAGTGGATAGCAACAGTAGAACTTGATCCTGAGCCAAGAACTAGTGAAACATCTACTGTATCAGAATCTTTAAACTTGTCGTATGCTGTAATGTAAGCAGCGTCTGAAGCAGAGCCGTCTTTACCTTTAGTCATACTATTTGTTCTAGGTAGATCATTGCCTGGGAAATTCGTTCCAGAACCAGCAGAACCAGTGTTAGTCTGATC